TCGAGTGCACCGAGGCGTAACCTAACCTTAACCTTTCTCCCGGTGAACTCCGGGAGGGGACCTTTCCCATGAGGAGAAAGCAATGGCAGTTCAGTATAGTGTGGAATACGCGAAGGAGTTGACCAATCCGCCCACCTTGAAGGATCCCTGCGAATGTGGGGGGAAGCTCCAGGTGCTCAAGGGTGTGATTACGGCCGCGAACTGGACGACTTCGGATCTCGGCTATCTCTTCACCGCTCCCTCGATCTGCAAGGTTGTAGGGGGCTACATGGAGACGGATGGCCTGGGCACTTCGGTCACCATCTCCATCGGATATACCGGGGCCGCGGATGCCTTGGTAGTAGCAACCTCGATGGCGACAGCTACTCGGGTGCAAGTCCCGAAACTGGCCGCCATCGGCCTGGACATCGGGGGCAAGGTGATCTATGCCACGGCGGCAGGTGCGAACCCTACCACTGGCAAGATCTTGCATGTTCAACTTTGGTACGTCGCAGCCTGAAAACGGGGAAACCGGGAAAACAGTTTGGGGGACGCGAAATCCCCCAAACTACCCGGTTGCCCGACCGAGAGTTGAGAGATCCGGGGGTGGGGCTATGGTTTAGTACCGGGAGCAAGGAGATCGTGGCTCCTGGATCAAAATAGAGGCCTATGGCTGCGGAAGAGCCACGATGGCCGATTGGAGGGAGGAAAAATGGCAGTAATCGCAGTGGCAGAGTTAGACCATCCTTTCAAGGCAGATGGGGTGCGGGTCTTTAAGTGGGCGAACCTGACGGAAACGAACAACACTGGAGAGCCGATCCCAGCCGCCTATCTTGCGGACAAGTCTGTCCATGTCCGGGGAACCTGGGGAACGGGTGGCCATGCGGCAATCCAGGGGAGCAACGAGGCGGATGTGGCCCCGGCGTCTGCCAACTATACCATCCTGTCCGATCCGCAGGGAAATACTATAGACCTGACGGCGGACAAGATCGAGGCGGTCCTGGAGAATCCGTACTGGATCAGGCCGGCGATCACGGCGGGAACTGGGGTGTCGGTAAGCGTTTGGCTGGTGGCCAAGCGATAGGAGGGAGGGGGAATGGCGGACGAACTGAGTTTGCAGCAAGCCATGAATGTGACCCGGCAGATGGTCAACCACTTCCGGGCGTTCGAGAAACTGGAGGCGGCCATCAACCTGGTCGCCCAATCCCAGGTGCAGGTGATCGAGAACCAGAAGGCGGTGAAGATCCTGGAAGGGGAGATCGAGGACCTGAAGAAGGAGAAGGCGAAACTCTCCGAGCAGAAGGCGGCGGCCACCAAGCAGTTCCAGGAGATGCTGACGAAGAAGACAGCAGAGATCGATGCTGCGGTCCAGAAGGCGCAGGAGGAGGCCACAGGTAAGATCCAGGATCTCCAGGCTCAAAGCAAGGAATTCCAGGTGGCAGCCGCGAAGGCGAGGAACGATTGGGAACTGGAGAAGACCGAGATCCAGAAGGAGAGAGACGCCCTGGCGGCGAAGATCAACGACCTCAATGCTCAACTGAACAAGATCCGGGAGAAGATCGGATGAAAAAAGGCCTGATGAACTGGGAAGGCGCAGGAGGATAGAAGATGCCAACTGCCTCGTTCGTTAAGATTTATGACTTCGTAGAACAGCTTGGCCTTGCGGTCCACAACCTCAACACCCACACTCTCAAAGTCGGCCTTGCTCGGCCAGCCGATCCGCCCACACAGTCAGATACGATATTGGGTGGTATTACACAACCTACCGGAACTGGCTATGCGCCCATTGACACTCTGAACACCTGGGCCGAGGCCACAGGAACCGGCACCCTAACGGGCACGAAGTGTGTGTTTACTGCTGGCGCAGCGGATTGGCAGTCCTTCCGGTATGTCATGCTCTATAACGATGATGATGCAACTGGTCCTGACAAACTTGTTGGCTATTGGGACTATGGGTCAGACGTAACGCTTGGAAGCGGGGAGACTTTCTCGGTGAAGTTCAATGGTTCAGACACAACGGGTACAATTCTGACCATCGCGTGAAAGGAGACAGCTATGGAAGACAAGCGGGAGGAATGTTGCAAGCAAGAGGAGAATTTAGAGCCAAAGCAGCTTGGGCCAGATCGAGTAGTCAAGATTTGCAAAGTCTGCGGGCGGAGGCATTTTGAGTTCTCCGTTGATCCTGGGGTGATCTTTGCGAAATGGAGTCCCCTGTGATCTTTTCCATAACGAACTGGAGGGGGATCAAGGCCCTGGTCACCGGTGTAGATCGTTCCGTTGTGGTTAAGGATACGAAGAACGGCAACTGGACGATCGCAAAGACCGGGGACACGATCACACTCAAAAAAGGTGGGGACGTCCGCGTGTTCACGGTTGATTATTTTCTTAACTGTAAATTCCCAGCCATTGAGGCGGAGATAGGAGAAACATTATGAAGATTATATCGGTTCTTGCGCTTTGTTTACTTCCCACATGGGCATTTGCTTCTCCGTTCTTAATATGTGACCCTTATCCGACAGGAGATGCACAACCGGATCAGTTTGTCATAACGATTGATGCCGGTTCCTCTGTAATCAGCGCAGCGCAGACATTAGGGGATGGAACGAAGAGGTTGCATTACGATTTAGCGACGTTGGCCGCAGGTACGCATAACGTCACGGTAAAGGCCAGGATTGATATTTGGAACCTGGAGAGTTCTGCTGTCCCTTTCTCGTTTACAAAACCTGCTGGCCCTGGTGGGGCTGTTGGTATCAAGTTAGAAAAGTGAGATAACATGGCGACACCAGTATTAATCTGCGGAGCGGAGTGCGGACAAATTGTAGCTCCAGCAAACACCACTCAAGCCCACTGGACTGGTATATCCGGCACGGTCGCCGTTGAGACCAGCATAATAGATTCGGAAGGAGGCACACAATCTTTTAAGTATACTTCAAAGGGTTATCATTACAGGAATATATCAAGCAATGTAGTCGTAGTGTCAACAAAGGTACGCCAGTCCGCCAACCCAGGTCTCGAAGATAGGTTATTGCAAATTGCTAACCCCTACGCAATGGCATATATTAAGGTAACGACGGCTGGAAATCTTCGGGCCTACATTGGTACGACCTACCAAGAAGGACCTTCCCTCGGAACTACCAATTACAAAAGGATTGACCTTCGTTTTAATACTTCCGCTAATCCGTATACGCTTGACTGGAGTGTCGATGGCGTCGAACAGACGCAGGTCTCTGTTTCTCAAACAGCCTCCAATAATACTTTGTTATATCAAGGGGCTATAGATACTGGCGCAGTACACTCTGTCTATATCGATGGGACGGTTATAAGTTATACTTCCGATGATTACCCTCTGGATCTCTGGAAAGTTCTCAGCCTAAGTCCTTCCTCAGATGGCACACATTCCTTCACTTTAGGGGATTTCAAATACTATAACGTTACAAACGTCCCTGTTGATGCTACCGACTGTTATTCCTACGTGGACGATAAGCCTATCAGCGACCTCACCGACTATATAATGCAAAGTGTCATTCGTACAGATGGTTATCTGGCAATGAATTTTGAGAATATGAGTGAATCAGTAAATGCAATGGGAGTTAATTTTATTACTGCCCTCAAAAGCGTAACTTCGACAGGGGCTAACTTAATAACACAGAAAATAACCTCTGATGATTGGGTAAATTCGTTCGATCTTTATACGGACTATGATTGTTCTTATTCGATGCTTTGTTATCCTGAGCAGGTTATGGCAATTCCCACGGAAGGCGGGACATGGACACAAAGCAAACTTAATGCCTTATCAACAAGATGGGGGTATTCTGGGGATGTAATACCAGTAAATGGTATCTATGGAATGATCGCAGAAGTGGCTTATGCGGTGTCAGGAGCGGCGGCATACTCCCTCACCGCCAACCCTGGATCTTTCTCACTAAGTGGAGCCTCCATCGGAGCTATTGCGGACCGCCTGTTAAGTGCTTCTCCCGCTTCAATTTCCCTAACGGGATATGATGCTGGGACTTTCGCGGGTAGGGTTGTTAGTGCCTCCCCTGGAGCAATCAACCTCTCCGGGGCATCCATCACGGCATTGGTTGATAGGATGTTGAGTGCCTCTCCAGGCGCAATTGTCCTGACTGGGTTTGATGCCGACCTGGTTTACGTGGTGCCAGGTGCCTATGTCCTCGATGCTATGCCGGGTGTCTTCGTCCTCACTGGGGCAGATGCAGCGGCCATTGTGGGGCGAGTATTGGTTGCTAACCCTGGAGTCTTCCAGGAGACCGGATTTAGCACCACGGAATTGGTTGACCGGGTTCTCAGTGGGCAGATTGGAGTATACGTCCTGAGCGGTTACGATGCGGCCCTTGAGCCCCCCGGAGCACCAGGAGCACTTGACTGGTATCAGATTATGAGAAGGAGGAGGAGATAGATGCCTTCCGAAGTGGACCTTTGCAGCACGGCCCTCTTGAAGTTAGGTGACACGACCATCATGGAGCTCGGAGAGAACAGCCAGCGGGCCAAGCTCTCCAGGCTCATCTATCCCGAGATCCGGGATGCGGTGCAGCGTGTCCATCCCTGGAAATGTTGCACCTTCCAGCGATCGTTGGCCCGGCTCTCCGATCCTCCCGCCTTCGGATATGCCTATCAATTCCAGCTTCCTTCCGATCCCTATTGCCTGCGGGTGCTCTATATCGATGGCGATCCGGACCGGAACCTGATCCCATATAAGATCGTGGGTAGGAAACTGCATTGCGACGAGGAGACGGTGAATCTCTGGTTTATCGGCAGGGTGGTCGATCCGAATGCATGGGATTCCCTCCTGGTGGAGGCCGTGATTGCCCGCCTCATGGTGGACCTCGCCTATCCGGTCACATCCAATCCGGCATTGTCGACCGCACTCTTCGCCGCCTATCAGCTCAAAGTCGGGGAGGCCGGGGCGGTGGATCTGGATGAGGACAATCAGAGCCAGGTCATAACGGACAATCCGCTGATCGATGCGAGGAACGTCAGTGCCTAAGTTCCATTATATCTATATGGATTTCTCAGGCGGGGAATGGGCTCCCGACATGGAAGGCCGGATCGATCTCCCCCGCTATGCGCGATCCGTGAAGGAGATGACCAACTTCATTGCAAAGAAGCAGGGAGGGGCCTTCCGGCGCGGAGGGTGGCATTATGCCGACGAGACCAAATATCAGGATAAGATGGCCAAGCTGATCCCCTTCATCTTCGGCACCGAGCAAGCCTATGCCATCGAGGCTGGCGATCTGTATATGCGGTTTTTTATGGATGGGTTTCTTATCAGATACACCACGGGAGTCAATTTACTTACCAATGGAGATTTTAGTAGCGGTATTTCTGGCTGGACCGATCTTTCGATCGCCCCTGGTTTCATCGTATGGGATGCAGGATCGCAAGCGATGGAACTCAATGGAGGAGGTGGGGCAGGAATCGGTTGGACGCAGCAAGGGGCCACCACGGTGATCGGCAGTGTTTATCAGTTATGGTTCAAGGTCTATACCGACAACCTCAATCTGCGAATCGGAACCACGTCGGGCGGAAATGAGATCCTCAATGACAAGGAGTATGTTCCCTACTCATCCACCTGGTATGTATATACCTTTAGGGCCGGATCGACCACCACTTATATCCAGTTCCGTCGTACCTCCATCGGTGGGGCGAAATTAGATGATGTCCATTGTTATGAATATTTTCCCGTCGAAAAGGTCAGCCCCTATCCGGTTTCCAAACTCCGGCAGATCCGCTGGACTCAGGATGCGAATATCCTATACATGGCCTGTCCCGGCTATAAGCCCTACCAACTGACCCGGACGTCACATACCGTTTGGACCCTGGACCCAATGGTTTTCATCGATGGTCCCTATCAGGATGAGATCACCGCGACGACCATCACTCCATCTGGAACCACGGGCAGCATCAACCTCGTTGCCTCCGCGCCGATGTTCTACTCCGGCCACGTCGGAGCCTTTTGGCGCATCAAGCACGGAACCACCACGCCAACCTGGGGATACGTCCAGATCACTGCTGTGACAGATACCACCCATGCTGCTGCCACGGTCAAGAAGACGTTGGGCGCGACGACAGCCAGCACAGGCCATTGCGAGGGAGCCTGGTCGGATTACCGGGGATGGCCCCGGGCGGTGGCATTCTGGCAGGGAAGACTCTACTTCGCCGGGTCCGATTCCTTCCCGCATACCGCCTGGGGATCGAAGGTCGGAAAACCCTTGGAGTTCACACCAGGGACGCTCGATGACGACCCCGTAACCTTCTATTGCTACTCCGCCAAGGTCAACACCATCCTCTGGCTCGCGGCCTCCCGCTCGATCATGGCGGGCACCCTCGGAGGCGAGTTCAATATCAGAGGAGCGGAGGGAGGGCCCCTTACCCCGAACGCTCCGGATGTCCGAAACGACTCAACCTGCGGGGTGGCGGATGCCATGCCGGTCCGGGTCGGCAACAGTGTCCTCTTCATCCAGTATAGCCAGAAGAAGGTGATGGAACTGGTCTATGCCTGGGATCAGGACGCTTACAATGCGAGCGACCTTTCGGTATTATCCGATCATATCGCAGAGCCGGGTCTCATCGAGATCGACTGGCAACAGGAGCCCTTCGGTGTGCTTTGGGCCGTGAGAAGCGACGGAGTTCCAATCGCCTGCACCTATGAGAAGATCTCAGATACGGTGGGCTGGCATCGACATCCCACCGATGGAGAGGTCGAATCCTTTTGCGTGATCCCGAATGTTTCCATCCTGCAAGATCAGCCCTGGGCGACCATCAAACGCACGATCAACGGACAGACCAAACGATTCGTGGAATACCTGGACCCAGATCTGAATTGCGACTGCGCTCTAACTTATAGCGGGGAACCAACCTCTAAAGTTTATGGCTTGGGCCATCTGATCGGGGAAGAGGTGGACATCGTGGCGGATGGGGCCGTCTATCCGACCCAGATAGTGGCCGCAGATGGAAGCCTGACTCTCGATCCTCCGGCAAGCCAGATTCAGGCCGGACTGCATTATCAAAGCAAGATCATCACCCAAAGACCGGAGATCACCACACCCTATGGAACCACCCAGGGCGTGCAAAAGAGATGGTCGGATGTCCACGTCCGTCTGATGGATACGAGCGGGATCCAGATCAATGGAGAGCAGATCCCCTTCCGTCAGGTCGGGGATCCTATGGATCAGGGAGTCGTCCCCTTTACCGGGGACAAGAGGATCACGAACCTCGGATGGGATCCGGATGGCCGGATCGAGATCGTCCAGGACGAGCCCCTGACCGCCCATGTGGTCTGCGTCTACGGCAGCCTGGAGATAGGAATTGGAGGGTAAACTGGTGCCGTATGAGCCCTATCATTTCTTTTCCGTCAGATCCGCTTATCCGGGTCTGCCTATGAAAGATCTCAAGGAGATAGCGAAGGCTTTGATGGACGGGCCCGGGCTCACCTGGTTCGATTTCCAAGGTCGGGTGATCGCAAGCTTCGGGATGCGGAAGATGGCCCCCAAGGTCTACGAAGCCTGGCTGGTCTGCTCGGATCTGGCGAGCTCTCGCACCATTCAACTGATCTCCCTGATCCGCCGGCATCTCGCGGCGCATGTCCGGGACTTGAGGCCGGACCGAATCCAGGCGGTCATCCTCACAGACAGGCCGGTCCAGGTCCGCTTGGTCAAGAGGATCATGAAGTTTGAGTACGAGGGGACGCTCCGCAAATACCTGTATGGCAGGGACCACTATATGTTCGCGCTGATACCCGGAGGATGAGGACATGTCTTGGCTCACATCGATCGTTGGCGGAGTCATGGGATCCATGGTGTCGGCCTATGGATCTGTTAAGGCAGGCAGAGCCGCGAGCACCCTCTACTATAAGCAGGCAGCCTTCAAGGAAGAGCAAGCAGAGTTCGCAGCCCGTGAAGGTCGCCGACAATCGGAATTACTCAAACGACAAAAGGCGGAAAGGATCGAGGCTCGCCGTCTGGAGCTCGCTCGGATCTTGGGAGCACAGAGGGCGCGATATTGGGCCTCCGGTGTGACATTGCAAGGAACTCCGCTCCTTGTCGCTATGGAATCCCAGGCGCGGGCCGAAGAGGACATCTCCCGGCTGAAGTACTGGTTCGGTCAGGACATCGATACGGCAGAACTGCAGTCCCATATGCTCTCCCACGGCCTCTTCAAGGAGGCGAGTTATCTCCGGGCCGCCGCCAGGGCTGCAAAGAGTTCAGGTTATCTCCAGGCTGCGTCATCTATACAATCTGGAGCGGCTCAGGCTGGTTCGCAGGTGGCAAGTTATTATGGACAGCAATATTCGCAATATGGCGCTCAAACCTATACCCAAGGATCCACCGGCGCTTCCACCGCTGGCTCTTCCGGTCGTCCCTATTAGCGGAGACATCCGATGAAAATTCCCGAATATTGGGGTCAGGAATTCGGTAGGTTTCAGGAGCGGGGACTGCCCTATGCTCCCAATATACCGATCAATGCGATCATCCAGCAATATGCCGCGCTGGCCCAGGCGGGTGAGGAACTCTCCCGCTCGGGATTCGGACTATCACGAACCTTTATGCAGATCGAACAGGAGAAACAAGAGCAAGGTCGCGGCGATGAGATCCTATTTCTGGTCAGCCAGGGAGAGGGCCGCCTGACTGATCTTGAAGATGAACTGACTAAGAAGGCGAATTGGAGGACCTATACCTCCGACTTCGAGACCGGTTTCGAGGCAATACGAGAGGATCTCCTATCCCAGGCGACCGATCCCATCGTGGCCCGGCATATCTACCGGGAACTCAGCCGGCTGAAGATCCCCCACTATGCCGCAGCGAAAAGGCAGGAGAACGAGCTCTTCGTCTCCTCAGACCGCGCCAAACTCTCCCAGCTTCTCGACCAAACAAGCGATCAGTTGTATGGCACTGATGATCCTCTAAAGATGGACCGTCTTCGCGCCCTGGGGGAAGCCGCGATTGACATCCGCATAGGCCGCACCTTGTCGGCGGACAATGCGGAGGCCCTCCGCCAGAAGTGGCTGGAGAACAATGATTCGATGCTGGCCCTGCGGGACATTCAGCGCGATCCCACTGAGGCAATCAAGAAGTTAGCCGATCCGGCTCTTCACTATATCAACCTGAGACCCGAACGCCGAGAGCAATTAAGCCAGACCGCCTGGGTACGAGCGGAGCACCTGGCCCAGGAAATCATCCGGGAACGGGAACGGTTCGAGAAGGATCTGGAGGAGAGGATCAAGACCGGACAGGATAACCTTGAGATCGATCTCTCTAACCGGATCTACTTCCTACAACGACAAAGTCAAGATCCAGGCTTTAAGCCTCCCATACCGATCGGGGACATCTACATGGACATCGTGGATCTGTCGAGCCAGGGTCTCCTGCGAGGCGAACAGCAACGCCGCTTGATGGAACTCTACGAGAAGGCGCAGAAGGATGTCCGAGAGGGGGAGATCCCGGAAGATCCGCGGGAGAAAGAGAGAATCATGCTTGAATCCCATGATCCACGGACTAAATTAACCTTCAAAGAGATCGATACGGCCGTCACCCGGGGGGAAATCAACTGGAAGACGGGCACAACGGCCAAGACAGCCTTGCGGACGATCACGGAAGGCAGGAAGGATGAGCGCAGGTCCGAATTGCAGCGCCGACACTCTGAGGCCAAGGGCATCGCCGAACGCCTGTTAACCACGCGAGGCATCTTTGAGAAACTCGATCCTATGTCGGAGACATTCAAGGCCAATTTTACCGAGGAATTCGCCCGGAAATCGAGCGCCTTCTATGCCTCGGACAAGCCGGAGAATGATCCTTTTCTGGTGATGACCCGGATCATCCGGCCCTATTTGAAGGCCCTGGCTGATCAACAGGGGATTCAGGCCAGGACGTTAGCGGTTGGTCTTCCATATCGGACGCCAGAAGAACTTGAGAGAGATCGCAAGAAACTGAGCATTATTGATTATGAACGATACAGGACGAGATTGCAGGGATACATAGATGCCCTTGAACATGAGAGGCAATTGCGGCAGAACATGGAATCCTATCCCCATGAGGAAAGATAATGGCCAAGACGGATGAGAAATTCGATCTCGCCCGGTTGATCTTCCGGGAGGATGCTCCAGAAAGGCGCCTTCTTTCCTTCTTCGGCCCTCACGCCTTGCACCTGCTCGATGCGGGCTCGGATGTGGAGCTCTACGTGCCGAGGGACGAGGAGATCTGGAAGAAAGAGGTTGCGGACCTTTTCAAGGATTCCCATGCCTTTTCGAGGATCGTGGGTTTCGCCAGAACGAGCGGGCCGGACTATGGAGGGACGGCCTTCGTGAAGCCAAGGGTCTGGTCCACGGATGAGGAGGTATTTCGGCGGTCGGTCCATGAGCTCTTCCACTTCATCCTCTGGAGATGGAAGCGGGAACAGGACGGGGGATACGAGAGAGCCCTGTCTTTCCTGCCTGCCGAGGCGGTATCCTGGGTGCGGCCATCCATCGAAAAACTCTTCCCCAATCAGAAGGAGAGGGTCGAAACCGATGCGAAGGATGAGGCTCTGATCCGCCTGATCGAGAGCCGATGGGAACCGGTGAAACCGACCGGATACGGGGAAGGAGAATGGGGATGGAAGGCTCCCCTTAGCCTGATCCGTTATCTGGAGAAACAGGGGATCTTGGGCTTCCATGATGCGATCCAACCGGGAGACGAACCAGATCCGGATGCATACCTCGACCTCGAACCTCATCGGGAATTCGAGCGGGATCTATCGTACCCGAAGCAGGAGAGATGGGAGAGGTTGGCGCAGGCCGGAGAGGATTGGCCAGTTGCGGCGATGCAGGAGATGGGCGGGATGGAGGTTGCCGGGCAGCCGAAAGAGGATTCGCGCAACTGGACTGATGAGCAGTGGAAGCAATATTTCGATAAGCGTGGGTACGGGAAATCGAAGGGCCAGGTGGCGCCTCCTCAAGTTACCCCTCCTCCCAATACTGCGCCTATTCCCCCAAAAAAGGCGCCCCCTTCTCCAGGGAAACCACGAAGGGATTATCTGCCAGAGCTACACACCCAGGAGCAAATGGTAGAGGAGCTTCAGAGGCAGTTAAAGGACGCGGAGGAACGGGAATATACCCTGAAGACCGCCATCCAGGAGGGTCTTGATCGGATCGATGAAAAGCAGAAGATCATCGAGGAATATGAGAAACGGTATGGACCTGTCAAACTGGAGGAGGAAAAGAAGCCGGAGGACAGCGCAACCGACGATTGGGGGGACGAGATGGAATCCCCGCCACCTGGCAGCCGATCCCTTCCCTGGCATGAACAACCGACAGAACATCAAGTGGATCAGATCCTCTCCATCCTCACCGGGGAGCACAGTATCGGCCAGAACAAGAAGGCCTACTTCGATGAGAAGTATCACAGATTGGGGAGCATCCTGAAAACTGCCCAGGAAGCAGCCCAGGAGATGCGAGAAGGCAAGATCCCGACCTTCCCCGTATATTCCTACCCGGAGATCAGGTAATGAAAATTGACAAGGTGCTGAGGGCAGCGGGAGAAGAGGTAAAAGGATTGACGAAACAACCCTGGGAGATGACTCTTGCCGAATGGATTAGAAGAGGGGCTACCGATGAAAAACAGGCAAGAAATATAGAAAGAAACAAAATCGTTGGTTCGACATTCATCAAGGCTCGACATGAGGTAGCAGTTAGAGATGCCGTAGAAGCCGGTCTTCCCGTTCCTCCGGAAGTCCTGGCCGAATATCCTGATTTGGCAAAGAAAAATCCCTCATCCGCAATGGCCTTAGCAGTCGGAGGTACTGCGACTGACGAAGCCATCTGGAACGACGACAAGGAGAAGCGCTTTCGGGCCTGGTATGGAAAGGTCGCCGCAGCCCGCAACCTGAATCCGGACCCCGATGATCCCTCCGTTCACCAGGATTACCGGGTCGAATGGACGGTATCCGGAGAACCCTCGACCTATCGGCCAGGTGGACCGGCAGAACTGCCAAGGGCCTATTCGCGGTCCGAACAGAGGAAACTTGGCACCGAGATCCTGAGAGGCGCTTATAAGGCAGGACCAGCAGCGGTCAGAGGAATCCAGGACGCGATCTTGGGCCATTGGCTTGGAAACGTGCAACGGCTGGAGGCAGCGGGTCAGGAGGAGAAGACCCTGATTGGACGGGCAGCCCGAGAGCTCACGAAGTTCGGAGCGGGGGAACTGCCGAAGGCCGGAATCGCCGGAGGCCTGGCAGCTGTGGAGGAGACGATCTCTACGGCGCATGATCTGGCCGAATGGTTGGGAGACGCAACGCATATCAACGAACTCGCCGATTGGATCGATCAATTCGGCAAGGGGGAACCACCTCCGGTGGGAGAACCGGGCATCCTTCCGATGGAAGGCGCGGAGGCCCTCGTGCAGGAGAAGGGCAAGATCCCCAAACCGCAAGTCACTTCGATGGCTGGCGGTTTGGCCCAAGGCATCGCTCAATTCATGACTGGCTTCCTGATCGGTTCGAAGGCGATGAAGGCCGCCAAGGTAGGAATACGTCTGGCGGAATCCGCTCCTCGCCTCGCGCAGTTCATCCGATCTGCAGGTGCGGGCGGTATCGCGGACCTCCTCGTATGGGATCCCGAAGATCCGAGACTATCGAATCTCCTCGAGGAATACCTGCCCTCCCTTAAAAGCCCGATCACCGATTATCTGAAAGCTCAACCCGGAGATACGCGCGCGTTGGGCAGAGTGAAACAGGCGATAGAAGGCCAGGTGGCTGGAGGACTTAGCGAAGCCCTTGTCCTTCTCCTGCGTGGGGTTAAAGCCGCAGGAATGGCCATCAAGGGAAATGCCGCTGCCCGGAAGGCACGGACACTCGAACGGGCTGGTGTCAAATCTCCCTCCGCGCCGAAGATTCCCATCGGGTCAGTAGAGGATTTCCCGGCAGATGTCTCCCGCAATCTCATGGAGTACCTCAGCCTCGACTGCGTTTTTTCCAAGCCGAAGGAACTCAAAACTGGTTTCACCCAGGTGCGATTGCTCAAGGGTGGGGAAGAGATTGGCACCCTGAACTTCCGATTCGATCCAGACAATACCTTACACATCCGAAGGGCTGCTGCCGGGCAGACGATCCCCGGGGACGTGATGCGAACGATCTCGGGATTCGCCGATGCGAACCAGTCCAAGGTGGTCACCAACCTGACCGGGTTCGACCGGGAATGGCAACGGCAGGGATTCAAGAGGTCCGGCGATTCGCTGATCTATGAGGCCGCTGAGCCGTCCAGAGAGGCCCTGAATCGGTTGGCCGCATCACTGGATCAAAACAGAGGGTTATGGACCGATACTGACCGGAAGTTATACGCAGATCTTGCGACCCTTTCTAACCGCTCCTGGACCTCCCCGCATCCTTTGCCCCTAACCTCCGAGATCCAGGCGCTCGCTTATTACAATGAGGGTTTGGGTATTACTCCACAGACGATTTCTGAATGGACCGCAGAGGTAAGACAACATTTTGGCCGGGGTAACTACGCGAAGACTGTCCTCCGCAATCGCCTCCGGGATAACCTTTTCGGTGGGGCATACGATCCGGTTGCCCACGAGAAGCAGTTACGCACCATGCTCCAGGATTGGGAGGGAGGGAAGCGCAAGGAAGTCCTCGGATTCAAGTATTTTCCGGAGGAAGGAGTTGTAACCGCCCATCAGACATCTCCCGAAGCTGCCGAGTCCATCCGGGCTGGAGGCTTCCGGATTCCGGAAGGTGCGGAATGGGGCGACAAGAGGATCATGCGGCATCTCGACGATGCGGTGCCGGAAGGAGTTTTTGCCAAGGCATCCTCAATCACCATACCGAGGGGAATGGCCACCGGGACGGATGTGCAGCTGCGGGTCCTGCGAGATAGAGGCCTCAAGGTTCTGAATATCGGAAACAAGATCCAATGGCTGGATGGCTCCTACCATCTCCCGGAAGACCTGAGCGATTGGGAGCTCATGGAGCCCACGCTGATTCACTATCTCACGGAAGCTGGGCAGCAGGAAGCCAAAAAGATCCGCTCGCAGATGCTGCATGAGGTCAATGAGATCTATCGAAGGAATGGGAACTATCCTCCTCTGGCACATCCCGAATACCAGCCGGTAGCCAATCTCACAGCCAAGATGCAGAGGCTCTTCTCCGAGGATCTCAAGAAGCAGGGATACGATGCGGTCTACATGCTCGATGACGTGCCGGGGACCGGATTCGAGCCGGGTAGGCCGGAGCAGATCGCCACGATTTGCTTCCTTAAGCCGGAGCAGGCCCGCGCCCTGGGCGTCCACGTCCCTTATCAGAAGGTCACCGAACTCGCCAAAGAGGCGGAGGATCTCGCCAAGAATTGGGATGAGATCGTAGAAGAGCAGAGGCGGGGCAAGATCCCGATGGCAGTCGATTTCGAGGAAGGCCGCAAGTCGGGATTGACGGGAGAAGATCTCCAGAAGGTGAAGCCGGGGACCATCTTCATCTCCTCCAGGATGGCCAGGGCGATGGAGCTGTTCAACGAGGCGGGCCAGAACGTCAGGACCCTGGCACAGAAGGCTTTGCAGACTCGGGACGAGGCAGACTATGCGGAGGCCATGCAGGCGTTCATGCTCAACGCGGACCTGTATAAGGTCCGGAAAGGTTTATCCGCAGAGGCCGGAAGGCTCCTGCATATCCTCACCGATCCGGTCAGCCAATGGAGCGCCTTCCTGGATCAGTTCGGGCCGATCTACCGGTCCGGGGAGAAAGATCCCTGGAAGATGATGCAGATGATCTCCTCGATCCAGACCCCCGAGGAGCTCCAGGCCTTCGCCGCCCAAGCGACCAAGGCCACTACCTGGGATATGATCTATGAGGGCTGGATCAATTCTCTCCTTTCCGGTCCGCGCACCCATGCGGCCAACTTCTTCTCCAATATGCTGGCTGCGATGGCTGCCATTCCGGAGCGAGAGCTCGCGGCCATGTTTCCCGGAGATATTCAACATGGGGAGGGGGTCGCCATGTTTCTGGCCAGCATCTCTGGATTCGCCGATGGGATGCGACTTGCGGCCAAGACCATGCGGACCGGACAATCGGCGTTTGGACAGGAGGCCACCAAGCTCGAATACCTGCAAGGTGGCAGGAAAGCGGCGATCACGGCGGAGAATGCGGGCCTGGATCCCAATACCTTCGGAGGCCAGATGATGAATGGCCTGGGGTATGCCTTCCGAACCTTCGGCAATGCCCTCATGGCCTCGGACGATCTATGGAAGATGACCAACTATCGGGCCGAGCTCGCGGCCCAATCCTGGAGGAAGGTGGTAAAGGAAAGGGGAGGGAAAACCTTCCAAGAACTCTTTCAGGCGGTCGACGCCGAACTCGCCGATCCGAGCGAGGAGGTCCGTCAGGCCGCCTCTCAGTGGGCCGAGCGGCAGACCTTCACCAAGGCAGTGGGGAGTATCGGAGAGGTCCTGATGACGGCTGGCCGAACGATCCCCGGCTTCCGAATTCTGGCCCCCTTCATCCGCACCCCGACCAATATCTTCAAGTACTCGATGGAATACACGCCCGGCCTCAACATGCTCCTGGGAGAGTACCGGAGGGCGATCAGTGGGGAGATGGGGTCCGCCGCCAAGCAGCTGGCCGAGGCCCGAATGTCCATGGGGGTCATGGCCTGGACGATGGTCGCTCTCGGTGTGGAGGCCGGCCAAATCACCGGAGAGGGACCGAAGGATGCTTTGACCCGCCAGGAGATGATGAAGCAGGGATGGCGGCCTTATTCCATCCGGGTCGGGAAACATTGGTTCCCTTACGGTCGCCTCGATCCCTGGGGGATGACGGTCGGCGCGATGGCTAATCTCATAGAGATCGCGGATCAGGACAGGCAGCTCGACCTGGGTCAGGCAGCCTCCGCGGTTCTGTTATCGACCTCTAACGCGATGCTCTCCAAGAGTTACGTCACCAGCCTGGCCAACTTCGCCGAGATCTTCTCGGGCGATCTTTTCCAGGCCAGCAGGTTCGCCCGGGGGCTTGCCGCCACGGTCATCCCCTGGGGTGCGCTTGCCGGTCAGACTGCGAAGGCGATCGATCCGGTCTGGCATGAGGTCAACAGCACGGTAGATGCCCTGCGGAGCCGGGTACCCTGGGTGAGCAAAGGCATTCCCCGGAGGCGAGATTTTTACGCTGCACCGACCTGGAACGATTCGCCCTGGAGAGATCTCATCTTCGAGACCCACAAGATCGAGGAGGATCCAGTCCGGACCGAACTCCTCAACAGGAAATTCTTCAACCAACTCAATAAGCCCCCCAGGGCCATCGGGGGATATAGGCCACCCACAGACCCACGGGCCGTGGAACTTCCCGGCGTGGGCGTGGAATTGAACGATGAGCAATACGACCTCTTCCAGCGCCTGCGGGCGAACTACCAGGGGGAACTCGGGAGGAGGAATCCGGCTTATAAGAACCTGCCGAGCCTGTACGATCAACACTTGAAGATCATCAAGTCACCACAATGGAACGATCCCACCGTGACTGACTTCGCCCGGATGGCCATGCTCAGGGAGCCGGTAAGTCTCTATCGGGAGGCGGCCCTGGATGAATTGCTCAAGGCCTATCCGGATCTCGCGCATAAGTATTGGCCCACGGTGGCGGGACGGCAGCAATTCCGGGTCGGACCCACCACGGTCGAGGAGAGGCTGCAACCCGTCTTAGAGAATAGATACCCAGGAGGAGGGACACCGCCATGAGCGTTACGAACGAAACAGATCGCTTCGATTATGCGCCCACGCCGGGCCAGACGGAATTCGATTTCGATAATTGCCTGATTTATGATGCTACCCATCTCAAGGTCTATTTCGATGGAGTGCAACAAACCTCCGACTTCACGATCTCCGGGATCGGCGAGGCGGGAGGGGGCACCGTCACTTTCTCTACCGCTCCCTATGCCGCTGGGGTCTCGCAGGTAACACTCCTGCGAGATGTGCCGAAAACTCAACTTATCGAATATCCTCCTTCCGGCCCTTTCCCTTCCTCCTCGCATGAGAAAGCCTTGGACCTCCTGACCATGATGGTCCAACGGATCGCAGAAGTTGTCGATAGCCATACGCTCCATGTCGGGGTTGTGACGATGCTAAGTGAAATCACGCCAGAGGCCGGAAAACCTGTTAGATGGAAGAGTGATCTCTCTGGTCTCGAAGCGTTCACTCTTGATCCGGTTGATTCCCTCAATGTCATAACCGCAGCCGGAGATATGATCCGAGGAGGAGTGGGTGCCATACCGGAGAAATTCATCAAGGGAAATGAGGGAGATGGTTTGGTTGTCTCCGGGGGTTATCCCAATTGGAAACCCGGATCAGTTGCCTATCTCACGAATAAATCAGGCGGAGACCTGGTGGCGGGGGATGTGGTCATTCTCGATACCGGCAACGATTCTGCGGTAAAAAGCACCACAATCCAAGGAACCGGAGTCCCCGTCCTGATCTCCCTCGGAAGCATACCAGACAACGCAGCCGGGATATTCGCAAGGTCAGGATGCCCCATGACCATAAATGTCCAAGGGAATGTCGCTCGCGGGAATTATCTGAGGACCTCCGCAACGGCGAAAAGGGCCGAGGATGCAGGATCTATGCCCACAACTGGCAGCTTTGCTATCGCCCTTACTGCCTACGCTGGAGGAGGCGCTGGAAGTATCTCCGCCTGGACCTTTGGGGTGCTCTTCTCTGATCCTCCTTCGCTCCTGATCCGCAAGACTGCGGATGAATCGGTTGCCAGCTCGACTGCCTATCAGGACGATGACCATCTGTTTCTTCCGGTAAGCGTGAATGAGGTCTGGGAGTTTTCCCTTTACCTCATCGGGCAGTCCCATGCGACCGGAAAGTTCAAATGCCAATTCACCGTACCGACGGGCGGGGCGATGCTTTGGGAGAATATGGTTGTCTGGGGTGATACGATTGCGACCGCACTCAAGAGTGAAACGGGAAGCCTCACGAACTATCAATTCCCCGCCTCGACAAGCAAGGGAGGACTCTGCATCAAGGGATGGTACTTCGGAGGAGCCAATGCTGGGAATATGAAGCTGCAGTGGGCGCAAAACGCTTCCTACGCCACGGCCACCATCCTGTTCACGAATTCCTACCTTACCGCGAGGAGGCTCGTATGATCTGGATCTATGCGGAAGCCGCAGGATCATCAATCCTCGAACGGTTGATGAGGTTGGAGACGCTCTTGCTGGATCACCTGGCAGAGCAAGAGAGGCTCATCAACCACATTCTCTACCCGGTCTTGGTCGCGGTCATCCTGGTAGCGGTCCGGATCTTTGGCGCGGATCTGGTCAGATTGCACAACAACCGTAAGAACAATAAAGGAGAGAAGCCGTGAGAAAGCGAATCGCAATCCTGTCGATCTTCGGGATTGCCTTGGTCCTGTTGCTGGCATCCTGCGCGACAGGAGGGACGAAGGGAAAAGTCGTTTCATCCTATGAGTTGGCCGGTATCACGTTGAAGGCGGGATATGATGTGGCAAGGCCGGCCTGCGATCAAGGCCTTATCGCCCCAGAAAAGTGCATCGAGATTAAAGAAATCTACAACGAGGCACGGAGCGCTTACCTTCTCGCAGGAGACCTACTCATCACTGCCATTGAGACGGAGGATCTGCTGAAAAGGCAAGCGACGCTGCAGGAGTATCAGGATCTGGCGGAACTTTACACCATGAACACAACGGCCCTGTTCAACCTCCTCGTTGAACTCGGAGCGATGAAAAAGGAGTGACTGAATGGACTTCTTAACCGCGACCCTGCTCGTGAATGGAATCATCGCAATGATGAATGCCTTGCCGGGAATCATCGTGGCGATTCAGGATATGGATTCCCCGGAGGAGGATAAGCAGACTTTGATCGGTCGGATCAAAGCGGCGCAGAAGAATCTTCCCGTCTGGGAGTAAGGAGAGGAGGCAATTCGGTGAAGCAATGGTTCGGTCTAATGTTTTCGCGGAATGCTCTCGTGTTCTATATCCTGATCCTTGTCGGGGGAGGGATGTGGTTCATGCGGATGGATTCCGCGGCCTTGAAGGATGTCGTGGCTTTTCTCTTAGGCATCGTACTCGGCTACTTCACAGGCAAATTTGCATCGGACACTCCGGGGACCGGATAGGCCATGACCCGTGAGGATCTCGCCTGCCATTGCGGGTGCGGGACGAATAAGGCCCAGGATCTTCTTTGGCAGATGATCCAAAAGATGGAGGAAGTCGCGGGATCGCAGGAGGCATCGTCGGGTACTCGTTGCCTTAGCTATAACCGGAAGTTTGGCAGCGAGGATACCTCTTCCCATATCCCGGGATGGGCAGTCGATGTCAGAGTGAAGGACAATCACCACCGGTGGCAGATCATCACGGCGGCGATCCTGGCGGGATTCAATCGGATCGAGGCAAATGCGGGTTTCGAGAACTACCGATGCCTCAATCCGAAGTGCAGGAGGAAAGGGGCATTTCGGCCCTGGGTGCATTTAGACTGTGATCCGGCCAAGCCGAAGGAGACGATCTTTTAAGAGGGGGGAATGAGAAGTGGCGAAGAAGTGGATCGCGGGAGCAATCAAACACAAGGGAGCCTTACGAGCAGCGGCCAAGAGGGCGGGAGCCATCACCAGGGAGGGGACCATCAGGAGCACCTGGCTGGAGGAGAAGACCCACGCGAAGGGGACGATGGGGAAACGGGCCCGCCTTGCCGAAACCCTGCGAGGACTCAGGAAATAGTTGCCCTGGCAATGGACCTGCCCCGTCTGCAAGACGCTCAACGCAACCGCAGACATTTCCCTACCTACTCGTTGCCAGGTCTGCGGATGGTGGAGGACCGCACCGAAGCACGCCTTACACCTTTGCCCCGGCTGCCGGCAGGAGATCCCGGATCGGTCCCTCCTGAACTGCCCCCACTGCCAGCATCCCCTTCTGCCAAACGCTGTAAAGCCTCCTGGACTGTGACCCGCATGTCCTTGGCCAGACTCAATGCCTGATCGAGCAAACCCGCCTTGTAATCCACCGCCCGGTAGTGCTGCACAAGCTCAACCCTGTGCTCCTCCATCTCCCTGATCTTTCTGCCAAGAATCTGGTTGAAGGTATCAACACGGCAGTCCGGGCAAAAGAACCTTATCCGGTCGCTTTCCACCGTGAACGATTCTCCGCACCCCTTGCAAATGATCTTCCTCTCTGGCTTCCGAAGAGGGAGGAAGCACTTTCTGTTGAAGGAATCCATTTCTTTATCTCCTGATCCCGAGCCAGTGCCGTACCAAACCCATCGCAGAGGAAACCTTCTTTTCTACTGATTTTGGATCATCGAACTGCCATTTCCTGCTCCCACACTTTGGGCAGGCCTTGGGAAGGGGATTGTTTACCACCTCGTTCAGGCTTTTCTTCTGCCGGGGAAACCAGATCCATCCACAGCGCAGACAGTGGCACAACTGCCGATCATTCCCCATCGTTCCTCACCTCCTTTTAGTATGCATCGATCCGGCGCTTGGGAATATCTTTCCAATACCGAACTCTCATTCCACAAAGTGAGCATTGCCAGTTCATCCTGGTCCTCCAGAAGTCCTGCGGACTGGTAGGTTTCCAGCTGTGCCAGCGCAGAATCTTACACAGAAGCCAACGTTTCATCCGATCTTCCCTCCTTCTTGCCCATCTCCTCGATCCGAAATGTCCAGAACCTCCGGGCGTTGACCATGTAGGCCGCCCGTTCGGTCTCCGTTCCCTTGACGTGCCATTTGCCCACGATGAGTTCCTGCCTGCCGCGCCGCTTCAACTCCCCCTTGACCTGCTCATCGACCTCCTTGTATTCCTTGTCCGCTTTGAGAAGCTCCCCCCTGCGGTCCAGCAGGCTCTCCAGTTCGGCATCGAAGATCACCGTGCCTTCTCCTACCCGCGCATTTCCGCAAATGTGAGAATAGCCACATTCCTCGCAAGCTTCCATCCAGGTGATCCGATCAGGAAGGGTGCCCTGCCTAACGTGCTGGTTGATCTCCAGTGCCCGCTTGAGGATATTCTCCCCGAACCACTGGTCCAGACCACCGGGACCGGGAGACCAGGGAACCGGGACCTGTTTGATCCGTTCATTATCCTTGTTCACCAGGAGAATCAACGCCAGGTCGGGCGCAACCCCTTCCACCGGGATTTTGTTCGCTTCCCTTCGAGCCAGGGCAAGATAGATCCATACTTGGTAGGGAATCTTGCGGATGAACCAGGCAGGAGATTGCAGGAGGTTCATTAGGCCATCCACGCTCTCCCACGACCAGGAGACCATGCTCTTGATCTCGAAGGGAACGGAAACGCCCCGATAAATGATCTTCCCATCGATATGGCCCCCGATCTCGTACTCCTGCCAATAATAGGGCCTCTGCTGCTCTATCACATCCAGACGGGCACCCCTGAGATCATCGAGGATGTTATGCTCGACCTTCTTCCCTGTCTCGTAACGGTATTGCAGTTCCAGGGAATGCGGCAATCGCTCCTGCCACCGGGTTCGGTTATAGACGAGATACCGCGTGCAGGGATGGCCCATGTCCGAAGCGCGGTTGCTATGACCCCCCCTGGTCAATCCTTCCTGGATCTGACGCTGGCGGACCGTATCGACCGCCGCCGGGATGTCCAGATCGAACTCCTCTTTTTCTGTCGCTTCCATTTCTTTCTCCTTTTTCAAAACAATGGCGGGCCGAGCGGCAGGCTTCCGGCCATTCCTCGGCGGTTTCTCATTTCGTCCTCCGGCTCACGCCGCCGCCATGCGCTATTTGATCCTTTCGATATACTTTTCAAACGCTCTTATCATACAGATTATGCAATATGCATTCCGCTTTCTCCATTCATCCCATGCCTTTTGCCGTTCCTCATATGGCGCAGCATGGCTTCCCGTAGGAGGATCTTTCCCTGGAGCCACATGCCCTGTCATCAGGCGGAATGCTTCCACCTTGATCTCAAATCGTTCATCTTCGTCCATCCCCTCTCCTTTCTGCATGGCGGGCCGGATTCCCCACCCGGCTCCGATTGGCCATCTTGCAAGGAGCAGACCTTTGGCCGTCTGTACTCAACCCGACGCTGCTTACGCCGCCGCCATGTTCTATTTTAACGCTCTTATCGACATCTGCCAATGCTTCCCTTCCTCCACCGTGTAGCCCTTTCTATCAACCCACTTCCCCCGACAGATCCAGTTTCCGATGATCGTCTCTGGACGTTCGGCCAGCCGCTTCTTGATCTCCTTGTCAAGTTCCTCATATTCGGCAACCGCCTCCTTCAGTTTTCCCCGCTGGTCAAGCATCCCCTCGATCTCCTCATCTATCAGCAGGGACGCCTCCCGATTGATCTCTGGCAGACAGATATGGGCAAAGGAGCAATCCTCGCAGAGGGCCTGCTCAGTTGTCCGGTCAGGAAGGGTATCCTTTGCCATGTGTTTGTTGATTGTCTCGGCCTTCCGAATAAGTTCCTCCCCATATAAATAATCAATGTACATGGGGATTTGCTTCAGCCGCCCGGTGACCTTGTTTTTGAAGAGGAAAAGCCCTTCCTCTTTATTGTCCATGAGGAGATAGAGGGTGAGCTGAGCGGGCATTTTCCTGGCCCATACTTGCTTTGCTGCAAACATATCGGCCACGGAGTTTAGGGATTCCCAAATCCAAGGGGAGAGACCCTTGATTTCAACGGGGATAGTAGAACCGTTTACGGAGATTTTGCAATCCACCCGGCCACTGATCTCATATTGAGTCCAGTCAAAGGGACGTTGCTGTTCGACGACATCAAGTCCCGCCTCTCGGAGGTCGTCCAAAACTATCTTCTCCTGCTCCTTTCCCAAGTCAAAGATGTACTGGAGACCAACATCATGGAGGGCCTTGGCCTGCCAGGATGTGCGTTCATAGACAAGGCGGCGAAGGCATGGATCGCCCATATTTGAGGCGCGGTTAGATCGGCAGGGCCAGACTTCGATCTTTCGGGATTTAGCCGCGTCAACGGCTGCTACAATGTCAAACATTAGATTCCTCCTTCGGCGGCATTGCCCCTCCCGCCTCTACCCAAGCGATGATGGTATCATAATCCTTTCGCTTGATTTCGCGGGTATCCTTTACTTCATAATATCGAAGAGATATGCCCGCCAGTTGGCTTCGGGGATATTCTTTCCCTTTGCCATAGCATAAAATCGTTTACTCTGGTTCTCAGAAATCGTCTGATCTCCCTCCTTTTCGGGTTTGGCCGTGGAAGGCTCCCTCTTGCCATTGTAGGCCACTTTTGTCTTGGCCTGTATTCCGGCAGCGTTCAACTCCTCCCATGTCAAATTACGCAGGCCCAGGATGCGAGAAATGCCATTGGCGAGTCCGTTCGAGATAGCGGAACCGATGATATTGTTTTCGTCCACTTCCTCGGCGGATCTCTCCAGTTTCTTTCTCTCCCCATTTTCATAACCGTAATGGGTGGTAAAGAAGGCATCCGAACTCGACCTCTTCCCTACCACATCAATCGAACAGTTACCTATGCTGACAGTCATGGGGATTCGGTAAGCATAATGGCCTCCCGATTCTGACTCTTTCCAAGCTGAGACTTTAGGCTGGCCTCCTTCATAGATGAATTTTGACTTCACGCCGAAAGGTCCCGCCAACTTCTCAGCTCCAGATGATTGGAGATATGGCTTCCCATCCTGATCTACCCAATCTCCTGAATGGGTGAGTTTGAGGACAGCAGCCTTGATCTTCTGCATGGCCGTTACCCATTGTTCTGCATTCTTGGCCATTTCGATAATATCTTGGGGCTTGGTTCCAGTTGTTAGAAGTAGCGATTGACTTTCTTCTTTCTTATCTTCTTCACTCATAGTCTTTCTCCTTCTCTTCTTGGGGTTTGTCTATCTTCCTCCGCTGATAGGTCAGCAATTCCACGCGCTGACATCTACAACACTTATTGAGATATTTCCCCTCCGGAGTGAGGGTCAACAGGAAACGGTTGGAGTCGCAGGAGCAGGTCATGGCTAAACCTCATCCCCTAAGATTATATGCCCCCGCCTATCCTCTTCTTGGTAATCCGGGATAAAATCATGCTCTCCACCTCCAGCACATTGGCGAGGATCTGGAAATACTTTAGTCCCTAAGTCAACCATCAAGCCTTGGGCCACAATCCAATCAAACGATTCTCCGCATTTATTACATTTCATGGGATTTTCCTTTTATGGATAGAGTGAATCTCTCAATACACCCTCTCCTACTCCGCCACCTTCGTCGCGGCCCTCGGCATCGCAATCATGCCAACAACAAGGAAGCATATTACAATAGCAATCCCTACCACATTCGGGGCAAGTGTGGGGGCCGACTGCAAGGTCATCATCTTCAAACCATTTTCGTTCTGAGGGCATTTAATACCTCCTCTCTTTCTTTAATCTCCCGCCTTAGTCTTTCTATCTCCCATTCTGCCACCGCCCTCCGTAGCCCAATTTGATCCCGAAGCTGATCCATTAGAAGAAAGACGCGGTTAGCATGGGATTGGAGGACTGGAATAGTACCCGGCTCTAAGGGGGCGCGGAACTGGCCTAAGTCATTTCGGAGTCGCTCGTTACCATTGGACATGGCTCCTCCTCATTTTCCCAACCAAATTGCATGAGGTATTCTATTGGCTTTTGCACCGCTATCCGCGCCTCCAGCAATAGTTTTTGGAGATGGCTTCCGCATGGTGCTGTGTAATAAGCCACTTCCAAGAAGATTAAAGCATCCAAGGCGTGCTTTCCTGCTAACATCCTTGCCAATCTATTCTCCTCTTGTCTCATTTCTTTCTCCTTTCTCAGCCTCCGAATACAATATAGACGGGAGTTCATGGTTTGTCAATAGAAAAATGCAGGGGAGGGTAAAAAAAATATTGACAAGAGGATTAGAAAGGATTATCTTATATTCGAAAGGTGGTGATAGCATGGGCAGAAAGAAGATGTATTTCACTAAAGAAGAGCAAGACGCGGCAGCCCGCAGATGGCGGAAGAAATACCGGCAGAAGATCAATGCGAAGCTCGCTCGATTGGAGAAACTGGAAAAAGTCTTGGGAAAGGGGGCTTAGATGGAACGCCAACTGTTAAAGTGCAAGCAATGCGGCTGGCCGTGGTTTGCGCGGAGGAAGAAGGGGGAGCCAGCAACTATCATCCCTCGATCCTGCCCCCGGTGCGGGAGCGAGAAGTGGAGAGAGCCGAAGGAGGAGAAACCAGTAGACAAAAAATGGGCTTCCTGGCTGCGATGGTTTAACAGAACGTCAAAGAAATAGGGAGGAGGTGATGGCCCGAATCAGGACGATAAAGCCGGATGCCTTGCAGCATCGAAAAGTGGGCAAGTTATCAGATCGAGCGTTTCGGATTTGGGTGGGGATGCTTACCCAAGCCGACGACGAAGGACGACTTCCATGTGATCCGAGGCAGATAGCGGCATGGTGTTTTGGGTATCATAGAACGGTGACTTTGCAACAAATAGAAAATGCCATCCAGGAAATTCAATCCTTGCATCTCGTTTACCTTTATACCGTAGATGGAACTCGGTACGCTTGCTTTCCTTCTTGGAAGGATCATCAAAAAATAGACAAGGCCCGCAAATCCTTGTATCCCGAACCTCCGCAGCCAATTCCACAACCATTCGACGAATGTTCGACGAACGTTCCACTATCATTCGCTCTGGAAGGGAAGGGAAGGGATAAGAAGGGAAGTGGAATGGAAGGGAGTGTGAGGGAAACCATATATCGAGAAATCGTCGAAGACCTTAATGATCTCCTCAAAGAAGCAAAGAAGGAAAAACGGAGGGACGGCCTGCCCTCTGGAAACTACGACCCCAACAGCAAAACCATCCAATCCTTTATTGATAAGCTCATAAGCCAAGGAAAGAAGCCGGAGGATTTTTGGAATGTACATAGAAACAAGCTCGCCGAGTGGAAGGACGACGAGAAGATGCGAAAGTTTCTAAGGCCGAGCACTCTATACCGGGAAAGCCATTTCGACGAATATCTGGGGCAAGGGCCGAGGAGGACCTACACGTTGGAGGAAACAGAAGATGCCGAGAAAAAAGAGCCGTGAAGAGGATGAAGGAGAGGATCACGGACAGCTTTACGGCTGCCTTCGATGCGGGAAACCTGCTTACTTCGAGAAGCACAGGGTCGGTGATCGATATGAGCCTGTCCGTTTAGTTCATGTAGATAGAGACTTGGACAAGGATCACGCTGCAATGCCCATCCCCCGAATCATGGGAGTCAACGTGCAACTCAATAAGGACGGATACCCCGTATCCCTGCAAGAGGTGGAAATGCGGGAATGCGGCTATTGTGGTCAGGCGATTTACCGGAAATCTCCACTTGAGGATTGGGGGCATGCACAGTGGGGAAGTCGTGCTTTAGTTTTTGATCATGTCGCCACCCCAGATAAGCCAAGCCACAAGGAATGTATGGCCTACAAGCAGAAATGGCTGGCGATCATGGAGGCGACGAAGGACGGAAATATACCCCTGGTAAGGCTAATACGGGATGTACCAATGGCGAAGTTCAGAGAGGAAGAAGAGGATTCAAGGACCGCATTCTTCATGGGGAGTTCGATAAAGGAGGATGGAAGATGAAACGATCGGCGATCTTGATTCTGTTTTTGCTCGCCCTTCCGGTCTGCTCGGCAGCGGATCATATCACTTCGGATGGACTCGGTGGGTACTATACCAGCGAGGGCCACTACAGGTCGGACGGGTTGGGAGGCTATTACACCCCGAATGGAGGCCATATGTCGTCTGACGGCCTGGGCGGATGGCACACAGACCGGGGGCACATCTCATCCGATGGGCTGGGCGGCTATCACGCTCCCGAGGGCCATTACTCATCGGATGGCCTGGGAGGGTGGTTCACACCCGATGGCGACCATATCACGTCAGATGGTTTAGGTGGATGGTGGAAGTGACCCCCACTGAGCTGACCTACCGCTGGCTGAGGGAAAGAGGATTCTGGTTTCAGAAGGTGGAACAGTGGATTCCCCAAGCCAAGGTGCGCCGCGACCTATTCGGATTTATCGACATCGAGGCCCTGCATCCGCTTGGGGTTCGCCTCGGTATCCAGGTAACAGATTACAGCAACATGAGCCACCGGAGGACGAAGATCCTGGAGACGCCGGAGATCCACGATAAACTATACGCCTGGCTCCTGGGAGGATCGCTTTTCTACCTGATCGGCTGGAAGAAAAAAATGAACAAATGGGAGATTCGGCTGGAAACTGCTTCTCTTGGCGGATCTGCGGAAATCAAATTTTGCTTGACAAAAGAACTGCCTTGTTTTGATATAGAGGCAACAGCTGGGGGGGTAGCATGAGAGAGGGCCGCCTTCGGATCGGTTGTCCCCCCACCCCGAGAGTAAATCAAGGGGAGATCTTTCCCAAAAATCATAGAGGGCTTGAGGTAGATACGAGGCAGACGGTTTTCCCGGGGTGGGACCATCTGCCTTTTTCATCTCAAGCCCTCTTTACTTCTATACGGCTTTGAGCAAGTTATCAGCACCGGCCCGGAAGACCAGCAAGAAGAAGCTGGAAAAACTCCAGAAGCACATGAGAGCTCTGGAGATGCGGCTGGAAGGGAGTACCCTTGAGCAGATCGCCAAGGAACTTGGGTACAGCAATAAATCTGCTGCCCGTGATGCGGTACTCCGGGGAGTCCAGAAGATAGAGATCGAGCCGGTCGACCAGAAGAGGAAACTATACCTTTGCAAGCTAAACGTCCTGGATGCAAAGGTCTATACGAAAGCCTGCGAAGGAGACCTGGAGGCGGTCAAGGCCTGGCTCAAGATATTGGATGGGGAGATGAAGCTCGTCCCCGGCCTCGAAGTCCCCAAGCAGGTGCAGATCCTCATGGCCGAGGTCCAGGCTTTCATCCAGATCGTCCTCAACGTGGTGGGAAAGGCAGATGCAAAGCTCAGGGATCAAATTGGCAGAGAATTTAGACAGGTACTCACTGCTGCAAACGGTCTTATCCAGCCCCGAATTCTCGGAATGCTCACTGAGTCCGCTTCAGGAGCTTCCGAAGATCCTGGACTGGACCGGACAAATTAGGCTCAGCGCCGGACCATTCACTTGGGAGGGCCATGAGTATGAGGAGGGAATGTTTCTGGAGGATTGCCCGCGGCAGGTATTCAAGAAGGGAGCCCAGGTCGGAATCACCGAAGTCAACGTACTCAAGACCCTTTATGGCCACCTCTCAGGCAAATACCCCCAGGGAGTTTTATATCTTTTTCCTACGCAGAATGAGGTCAGCGACTTCTCCCGGGCCCGGTTCGGGCCTCTGATGGAGCTCAATCAGATGTGGTTCGAGGGAGTATCCACCGATGCGGTCTCGATCAAGCGGATCAGGTCCTCGATGCTCTACTTCCGCGGTGCCAGATCCACGACCCGCATCGAGGGGATCAAGCGGTCAAGTTCCCAGTTGAAATCGATCCCGGTGGACCGGATCGTCTTCGATGAAATGGATGAGATGGATCAGCCGATGATCGACCTTGCCCTGGAGCGGTTGGGTCATTCCACCGTCAAGGAGGAGATCTACGTCAGCACGCCCACCATCCCGGACTATGGCATCGATGTCCTGTACGAGCAGAGCGATCAGAGGGTCTGGATGATCCCCTGCCCGAAGTGCCGGACCGAGACCTGCCTGGAGCTCGACTTCCCCAACTGCCTCCAGGAGACCTCGACCGGCAAGTTCTTGCGTGTCTGCCGACATTGCCACGAGGAGATCCAGCCAAGCAACGGCCGCTGGGTGCCCCGATATTCAGATCGATCAGTCGTCGGCTGGTGGATCAGCCAGCTTAACTCTCCCTTCGTGGATCCCGCCACGATCCTCCAGGCCTACCAGAATCCCCCCCGTGGCAACCTGGCCGAGGTATACAACTCCAAGCTCGGGATGGCCTACATTGCAGCCGAGAATCGCCTCGCCATGGAGGAGGTCCTCAAGTGTTGCCGGATCGATCCGATGGCCATCCAGAGCAAAGGCCCTTGCTGCATGGGAGTCGATGTCGGCCAGCGGGATTTCCACGTCCTGGTCGGCCTCAAGCCTGCCGATCCGCAGGTCCTCCAGATCCTCTATTTGGCACGGGTAGAGAGCTTCAACGACATCCATGACATCGCCCGGAGGTTCAATGTGAGCATGGGGGTATTTGACATGGAACCGGAAACCCGGGCGGTGAAGGACTTCATGGCCCAGGAGACGTATCCGATTTACCTCTGCGATTACGTGGAGCAGACCTATCCGGGGGACAAGTGGGATGAGGAGCATCGCATCGTGAAGATCCGTAGGACCGAAGCCTGCGATTCCACTCACCGCCTGGTGACCAGCCCGGGCAGCCTGATCCTTCCTCGGAGATCGAGCGAAGTGGAGGAGTTTGCCCGCCATTGCAGCAACCTGGCCAAGGTCCTCCAAGAGGATCCAGAGACGGGATCCCAGGAATTTCGCTATCGGAAACTCGGTCCGGATCATTACCGCCATGCCCTCAACTACCTTTTCCTCGCGGCCCAGCGGACCGGAATCGCGTATCATGCCCAAGCGCCAAGGGAGGAGGAGCATTATCAGAGTCAGTTCAACATCTTCGCACCGGACTATGGTTACAAGAAGCCGGTTTGGGAGAGGGGAGAGCAGGCGAGCTCCGATTGGAGGCCTTTTTGATAAAGATCATCGGGATAGTCGCACTTGTCTCCCTGATTTCGATCCTCAGCCTACTTTGTTTAGGTCTTTTTCTCTTCATGGTCTGGATGCTCAGCAGGTTCGATGGGACCTGGACCGAGTGGACAGGTGGGAGGAAAACATGACCACCGCAGCATGTGCTAAGCGCGGCAGAAAGCATACCCCGATCACCAGTGAGAGAGAAAGGCGATTCTTCGGCGCCGAACTCGGCAAGAAGAGGAAGGGCCTGAAGACCAAAACCCGGATGAGCGCGAAGATGCTTTTGATGCACCTGGAGGAAGCGAAGGGCAAGAAATTGCCGGAAAGGGCGTAATGAAACCTTTCAAATTATCTTCAGATTCAGATCTGACAATGACAGTAGGAGAACTAAGGACCTTCCTCTTGCGTTTCCCAGAGGAAATGCCTGTGGTGGCCACTTGGGAGGGCGTATCGGCAGGAATCCGGGAAGAAGATGCGGTAGTGAAAGAAAATCGGTACTACAGGGAGAAAACCTTGGAGATCGATGTTGAATCCTATTGAGGAGGAAGAGATTTGTCTAAGGATACAGTGTACCTCGATGCGGTAAATAAGGCGATCCAGAGCGAAATAAAAGAAGCCGTCAGAAAAGCCTGGGATCAGGCTAAATTGGAAGTGGAAGGCAGTCTCTCCCGGATCATGGCGGACATCTCCGTTCAGGTTATGAAACGCATCCAGGTCGAACTCTCGTCCGAAGATCGCCTCATCATCACGGTTGACATGAAGGAGGGCATTTGAGATGGGCGGCAATGGAATCGGCAAATCGCTCGGCATGGGATTGATCGCTCCCTGGCGGGCGAAGAAGGAAAGCGAAGAGGAGGAGGAGAAGCAGAAGAAGAAGGCCAAGAAAGCCGAGAAGGAAGGCATCGAACTGGCCAAGAAACAGCAAGAGGAACTGAAGAAGGCAATGAAGAGGGACGAACGCCAGGTGGCAGCGGCCGCGGAGAAGACAACCACCACGCCGGCGGGAACCTATTCGCCCCTGGCCGAGCAGGTGAACCTGGGATTCCTCCGGCCAAGCGGGGCCAGGAAAGGATTGATGGGGTAAGATAATGGCGGCCTCGATAAAGACATTGAAACTGATGAATCAACAACTCCAGGGGGAACTCGATTATTACCGCCCTCACTGGAGGGAAATCGCCACCTACATTCGGCCCCTGGCTAAGAGCAGCCTCTTTGATCGGCAACCTGGATCGAACCTGATGGAAGGTCTCTATACCTCCACAGCTCCTTTCGAGGCCCGCAAACTGGCCGCCTCCATTGCCTCCGCCATCTGTCCTCAATCTGCGACCTGGTTCAACTTCGAGACGGGGAGCGAGAAGCTGAACCAACTGCCCGTAGTTCGCAGATGGCAGGATGAGTCCTCGGTTTTCGCCCATGCCGTGCTCAATCACTCCGTTTTCTACCGTGAGGTCAACGTCCACTTCTTGCAACTGGTGGCCTTCGCAGAGGGTTGTATGTATGTTGATGAGCGGAGGAAGAAGACGAAGACCCGAGGGTTCTCCGGCCTTTGGTTCAAGGAGCACGCGATCGGGGAGTATGCCATCGCCGAGAACTTCGAGGGAATCGTGGACACGGTGTATCGGCCGCACAAGCTGGAGGCCCGCAAGATCCTGGAGACCTGGCCGAATCGGGCCGGCAAGAAGGTGAAGGAGATTTACGACAAGAACCCGCTGGACAAGATCCCCGTAGTCCATGCCGTCTATCCTCGCACCGAGAGGCAATACGGCATGAAAGGTCCGCTCGGAATGCCCTTCGCCTCTGTCTACTTCCTGCCCGGGGAGGAGATCCTCCTCGAAGAGAAGGGTTACCCGGAGATGCCCTATCTCGTTGACCGGTGGGAGAAGCCACCCGGAGAGGTCTACGGGTATGGAGGGCCCGGATCTGATGGTCTGCCCGAAGTCAAGACCCTAAACAAGGCGATCGAGCTCTCTCTGGCTGCCTGGGCCAAGATGGTCGATCCTCCGATGATGAAGGAGCTCAACGCCGTGATCGGAAAGATCCACCTGGAGCCAAGGGGAGTCACCACGGTGCAGAAGTTCCCCGGGCTCCAGCCGGTCCCTCTCACCAACCGCCTCGATGTCGCCCAACTCAAGGAGATGGAACTCAAGACCGAGATCCGCAGGATCTTCTATGGCGATCAGCTACAACTCCAGGAAGGGCCGCAGATGACGGCCACCGAGGTCGCGGTCCGCTATGAGCTCATGCAGAGGATGCTCGGCCCGACCCTGGGAGCCATCATCGTGGAATTCCTCAATCCCCTGATCGAGCGGATCTTCGGGATCCTCTACCGAAACGGCGTCCTGCCGCGAGCTCCCGCCGAAGTGATCGAGGAATACGGCTCCTGGATCGACATCGAATACAAGGGACCGATGGCCCGGGCGCAGCGGGCAGGTGAGATCTATGCTTTCCAACGTTTCTTGGAGATCTTCATTCCCGTTTGGAAGCTCGATCCTACCGTGCTCGATTGGATCAACTGGTTCGAGATCGTCCCCTATTTCGCTCCGCTCATGGGCTTTCCCTCGAAGTTCGTGAACACCAAGGATGAGGTGAAGAAGATCAAGGACGCCAGGGAGGCAGCGCAGGCCGCCATTGCGAGACAACTCCAGACGCAAGGCATGATGGAGAGCCTCGGCAAGATCGGTCCAGCCCTTGGGCCATTGAAAGAAGCGACCAGCGGGGTTTCGCCCCAGGAGATCGAGCAACTGGTGGCGAGTATGGGTGGCGGAGGGGCTCCTGCGGGAGCATGAGAAAGGGAAAGATGGTTCAACTGACGAAATGGTTAAAACCCAAAGAGATAATCGACACCCAGTACGGCTTCATCGGAATAGCAAATTGGCTGAAGAAAGAGCAGCGCAGGATCTCGGCAGATCCGACCCGCACTGCGGAGATCCGATCCGAAGCGAGAGGGATGGCGCTCTTCGTGGATGATCGAAGGATGAACCCGAAAGAATTGGGGAAACGGTATGACGCATAAAAACAAGCAAATTCCTAAACCCGAAATCCCTCCCATTCCCGCCGCGCCGAGGGAGGACGATACCTATCGACTGGCTGTCGCCTTCCGGGAAGCCTTCGAGAGTTCGTCTGGCCAACAGGTTCTCAGTTATTGGTTCAACCGGTACGTCATGCGCGATGAAACTGGAGATTATGTATCCGGTCAACGGGCCGTCGTCCTGGAAGCGATGTCGATGATGAAGATCGCCCATTCCCCGGAGGCCTTCGAGGACTATATGGCCAGGATGCGGGAGAAATGGGTGAAAGAGACTTGATGAGATTACCCAAGGAGGAACTTTATGCCACTGAATGACCAGCAGTTAGCCGAGATCCCCGAGGACTTGCGGAAAGAGGAAGTCTTCCAGACCATGAACGGATGGGGAGACGTGGCCAAGAGCCTCGTTGAAACCAAGAAGATGATGGGGGGTCGCATCCCTTTGCCGAAAGAGGATCTCCCTCCGGAAGAGTCACAGAAGGCCTGGGATGAGATCTACACGAAACTCGGGCGTCCCGAGAAATTCGAGGATTATGAGATCGATCATCCGTCGAATCTTCCTCCCGAGATCCAGTGGAATGAGAGATATGAGAAGTGGTTTCGGGAGACCGCGCATCGGGAAGGTCTCAGCAAGAGGCAGGCCAAAAACCTTTCCACCCAGCACCTGCAATTCCAGATTGACTTGGCCGAGGAGTACGAGCAGGAGGTGAAGGCACGCCGGGAGGAGCTCAAGAAGAAGTGGGGGGCGAATTACGATTACAATGTATCCCTGGCAGAGGCCATTGTGGAAGATCCGGACATCGGCGGTCCGGAAGTGGTCAAGGCTCTCGGCCTAACTGGAGCTCTGGATCAGCCAGTGGTTCTCGAATTTCTGTCCAAGATCGGGGCCATGCTGGCAGAGGCCGACTACATCTCCGGTGAGGGCATGGGCGAGGATCGAATCCTGGAAGCCCGGAAGGAGATCGACAGGATCAAGGCCGATCGGAAACATCCTTACAACGATCAACGCTCTCCGGATCATGAGAGGGCGATACTGGAGGTCAATAAGCTCTATCAAATCGCATATCCTGGCAAGCCGAACGCAGCACCGGTCGGCAGGCCATAAATCCCACCCCAAGCCAGACTACCTTCTTATCGAAGGCCTGACTGCTGACGGGCAAGCCGTCCGAGTGGACCCCGCAAGGTCAAGGCGGACCTGATGATGACATCAGACTATCCCCGGTGAGAATAAGATAGCACCATACTTTTGGAGGATTGTCTGATGGCTGATGTAACTATCGACCAGGCGTTTGTCCAGCAGTTTCATGACACCCTGGTCAGCAAGTTCCAGCAAGAGGGATCGGTCCTGGAGCGAGCGGTCTCCGTTCAGCGGGGCATAGTGGGTGACTCGGATTATGTGGACATCCTCGCCGCCACCGCCGCAGCGCAGATCCAATCCCGTCACACCGATACCAACTATACCTTCCAAACCCACACCCGCCGGAAGCTCTCGATGGTTCCCTGGGAAGTGGCAGATCTGATCGACAGGCCGGACAAGCTCAAGATGCTGATCGATCCGACCTCCGATTACATCCGCAACTTCTCCTGGGCGCTCGGTGTCGCTGCAGATAACGCAGTCATCGCTGCGGCGCGGGGTAACGCCTACGAGGGAGTGACCGGAGGGACCCCGGTGGCCCTTCCCTCGGCTCAGAAGATCGTCCACGGATCTGCGAGCCTAACGCTCGGCAAGGTGATCGCCGCAAAGACGAAGCTCGACAAGGCGAACGTGAGCCCTCGAGTTCCCCGCTACTTCATCTATTACCCTGACCAGCTCGCCTATCTGCTGGAAAACGTGACCGAGATCAAGAATTCTCAATACGTCGATAGCGTGCGGGCGATGATGGATGGAGTGGTGACCCGGTTCATGGGGTTTGAATGGATCGGGTGCAACCTCCTGCCCAAGGCGACCTATCGCTACAACCTGGCATGGGCGCAGCCGGCCATGAAGTTAGGCTGGTCGCAAGAGATCATCACGCGGGTCGATGAGCTTCCCACGAAGCACTATTCGACCCAGGCCTGGGCGTTCTGCCAGTTCGGAGCGACCCGGGTCCTCGATGAGGGTGTCGTCGAGATCGAGTGCACCGAGGCGTAACCTAACCTTAACCTTTCTCCCGGTGAACTCCGGGAGGGGACCTTTCCCATGAGGAGAAAGCAATGGCAGTTCAGTATAGTGTGGAATACGCGAAGGAGTTGAC